AGAGCGGTAGTGTCTCCTGTGTAAACAAACCACACAAAAGCAACAAGCGTCAATATTGCTCCAAATGCGCCTCTTTGATACCACTTAACTGTTTGTGTTTGATGGGAAGAAAACACGAGATGCAAGGATCTTTGGTATAACGTCGTTAACTTGCTTGCCCCGATTCTCTTAGCAACATTACGCTCAATAGGGATAAGAGCAATGTCATCGTTAAACCTCCCTATAACCTCAAGGTCGCCATAAACTCTGTACCGGACTTCAGGCCTAGTGACGTAGATTTCTATATAAACGCCCGACGTAATCTGCTTACGAAATATTCGATCGTAGGTATTTGCAATAGGCGCTGTATCACCCAGGTCAAACTTCTCCCCCCATGAACGGCTTCCTAGCGCATTACCGCCCGTTGTATTCTCGTGTGTACCAACAGCACCAATATTGCCTGCAACAAACTTTAAAGAAATGGATTCAAGACCGATACCCATCATAAAATCAGCATCACTGATTTCGGCTAAAAACTTTGTCTTTTTCCCTGCGCTTAAACCATACTCAGACTCCAATAAAGTAGGGGCGACCGTATTATTCCCCCTGGCATTTTCGGGCAATCGATTATATAAGTCTAAAAAATACTCATACAGATACTCAATTTCTATTGGGTTTTCCGATGTAAGAGGCACGCCCATCATCACAACAATTTGCACCGCTTTTTCCAGGCCGCTTTCTTCGCGTAAATTAGCGCCTATAGCGGCCATGTCTAGGCCAATATAGTCGAGTAGTTTCTTTGTTGTGTCGTACTCATTTGATCCAATGAACTGATCTAGTGTACGATCGCTTCCGCCAGCTCTAAGAATAGCAAAAGGAAAATATTCGCCAGGAGTTACATAGTCAGGGGTGTTAAATAACCCACTAAGTCCAGGGATAGTTGTGTTCTCGGGGTCAGCCAGCCAATAGCCGATAGTATTATCGGGTCTGCGGTATTTAGCGTGATAATACTCTGCATCAGTAGCATAACTGGATAGATCAAGGATAAGCACATCGTCTGCTCGATCGCCATTGGCATCAAGCCAGCTATAGTGGATCTCGACCGACTCAAGTTCATCGGCACCGATACGTCCCTCTAACCCTGCGTTAAGTGTGTCTCTTGCGCCAACTGTTTGCCATACAGTACGCCACGGCGTAATTTTACTGCTTGCTAATGGCTCAAACGTACCCAGGCTGTATTCACTAATAGCATCGGTGGAAGAACCTCTGTGTACCGCTACCATACGGTCTAGGTATACATCTGATGGTTTGCCTGCGTTAAGCCCAACTATGATATTTGTATACGTGTCGTAGCCTAAGTTCTCAGTAATATGCTGCCAACCCATGTGAAAATTGTTTAGTGGGCGATAGAGTAGGTATTCTACTGTGACAGTAGTATTTTCTTCAGCCTCAATAATTCCTTTAGCGACGGCTATACCATCTTCATTTGATCGTATAGCTACATTAGGCAGACCGTAGTGATAGCCGCCATCTTTTTTAGCGTAGCGGTACATATTGTTAAAACGCATTTGTTGCCCGTTAAACACCTCATCGTACAAAGCATCCATAATAGGCACTTGATCACCAAAGAGTGATTTAGAAAGTACGCGCTCTTGGGTGGAAACAAGTAACTCGTCTTCCACCATTCTCTGTACTTGGGTATCTACATAATGTGTTGTCTTGTTACTAAATATTCCCATCTGCAGCCCCCAGGCGTATAAAAAATAAGGAGGCCGTAGCCTCCTTTTGTGTTTTACAGCTACTCCATTAGCTTACGCGTCAATACCAGTTAGTAGTTTAGTTACAGCGCGACCAACATTGGCGTCAAGCAAGCCATTAACTGAATCAGCTAAAGTCGCATCATCTGTGAGTCTTCTAGCGTTCCAGCTATCAATCAGCAACTTAGCCGTCTTCTGTTCGTCATTTCGGGCAAAGCTTGCAGTTTGTGCTGTGTAAAGCGCTTTTTGTTTGCCCAACACGCTATCGGTTGAGGTGCCTACTGCGTTAGTTTGAGCGGTTTCAGTAACAGTCTTTTGTGCGAGAAGTTCTTTCTCGGCAGTTGTCTTGTTCACTTGTTCAGAGATTAAATCAAACTCTGCAGTCAGCTTGCATTGCTGTGCGATCAAGACAGTGTTTTCAGATACGGCGTTAATAGTATCCTGAGTCAGCTTAAGGGTCTGTTGATCAGAAACCGCTTTCTGGCTTGTAGTCAGCAAGGTATCTGCAGCAAGTTTAAGTGCTTGTTTATCAGAGACTGTTGTCTGACTCTGTGTCAGCGCAGTCTGTGCATTTATTGCTTCAATTTCATCGGAAACCTTAAGCCGCTGCTCGGCTATTAATGCTGTTTGTTCAACTACTTGTGCCGTTTGCGCTGTCAGTTGAAGCACTTCATTTGTTGCTTTCGCAGTTTGGGCAGCAATTAACAATGATTGCTCTTCAATCTGACTATTTTGAAGGCCCATTTGCGTTACTTGTGCCTCAGTTAAAGTAACTAACACAGCTGACTTTAAGACTTCTTGCTCCATTTGAAGAAGCTGCTGCGCAGCAATATCTTTCTCAATTGTCAATTTGGTTGTTTGTAGTGCCAGTAAACCGATCTCTAGGTTTAACTTGTCTCGTGTAATAAGAAAGTCTAGTGCGCGATCCATTGTAGATTGGAGTGCACCTAAGTATACATTTGCATACTCAGCACCAGTAATGCGGCCATTATTGTACTCAGCAGAAACATGCGCTTTGACCGATCTCATCATGACATCGAATGAGCCAGTGCCGTCTACGGTAGCGCCTGTATAGTCAGCAATCGTGATGGGATCGGGCATGAGTTAAAGTTCCTTAGTATTAGTTAAGTTATTCAGATGTACCGCCAGCCATTGCTTGGCGTTGAGCCAACGCTTTAAGCTCAGCTGCGGTTAGGTTTGGTAATATTTCTATAGCAAACTCTTTGATCAGCTTGCCTTCTCGAGGCTTCTGTCCATGAATATCTGGCTTTCCTGTCACAAAAATCTGACACTGCCGCTCTTCCATCATGGTAAGGATCATGCGGGGGACATGATAAACTTCCCCAAACGGGACAAACTTTTTAAAGGTGCCTGTGAATTTATTGGCTACTGAGAAATACTCTCCAGGCCATTCGCGTTTATTGGGATTCATGCAGGCAACTCGTATGCGCACCAAGGCTGACTGCTCTAGTTTAATTCGATTACGTCGCTGAGCTAATGATACAACTTCCGCTACAACAGGCACTTGCTGCTCTTCTGCGGCAACACTCTCTGGAGTCCGTTCAGTATGTTCTGCAATTTTAGTGGCTAGTGATGCGTAGCCAATATTGGGATGAAAAGTTATGCCTAGCATTTTGGCACGATCTTTTAATCCATCTAATTCTTCCGCTGCTAAGGCGGTTGCGTCATCTATTTCGTTACTAGTTTCATCGGTCATTGCGGGTAACTCCGGGTAATCAATGTGAGAATAAAAATAGGGGAGGGGGGAAATATCCCCCTCTCCCCCGGTCAACTTACACCTTGGCAGCTGTCTTGATGAGGCCCAAACGCTCTGGACGCTCTAACAAGAAACCGTACCACCACTTGATGGACATAAAGCCCTTCTCGCCATACGGGTTAACCAAGTCAGCACTTTCTTCACCAGGCTTCTTAGCCATGATTTTGAACTTCACTGTTTTGCCATCAGTCTGAAAACCAATGGTTGTGAAAGAGCCGTCACCGACACACAGCATTGGAAACACATCATATTGATTGCCTGTTTCATAATGTGTTGCATCGCCAGTAGAGTCCGCACCGGCACCTGCCCATTTTTGCATTTCAGGGACGATAACAATTCGGAACTTACCGATTGAGCCTTCTTCGCCGTTCAGTACAGTAGTGCCAGCAGCATACTGATGAACTTGAATGTAGGCGGCATTGCCATGCAGGTCAGTCATTGCTTCCAAGGTAGGGAGCAACTCTGTGCCACAGTAAAGTACGCGGCCACCTGCGATTGTGCGGGAGTCCACCATACGCGTACCAGTGATTACTTTGGTCTGCTTAGGTGTGCGGTTGTTATCCAACTCAATCGACAAGCGCAGTAGATCGTCATAGTCAACAACATCATCAGAGCCAACTGTTACAGTTGATACAGCGTTGCCTGCATATCGAACTACGCCAGCAGAGTTGATCAAGTCAATCTGTAGGGCGTCTTCCGACACTTCAACAGCCGCGTTCAACAACTCACGGTTGATGTGCATGGCAAGTTCAGCATCAGTATCAAAGTCCAGAGACTCCTGGGTGTACTCTTGAAAGATACCAAACTTTTCAATGCTACCTTCAACATCGATACGTGTGTTACCGACACGGTTAACACGTCCGCCAGTTTCTGACAGAGCGGGAAGCTTGCCAGTAATGACGCCGATATCTTTGCTACTACCGTAAAGATTGCCGTTAGCGGTAGTAGTGCCAGCAGCATTAATACCTTGGTCGTTAACATTGCGGTCATCAAGAATTGCCAAGTAATGGTATTTCTTGATCTTCTTGCCCATATTCTTAGGCATACTCACTGTGCCAGACAGTGGCATAAAGTACTGTAAGCGCCGTGCTTCAATTAGCGGTTGCTTAATGTAGTGATCGGTACGAAATTGCGAACCGATCGTGGAGGCTGTGCCTCCAGCGGGATCGTTATATTGATTGGCCATTTAAATTAATCCTTAAATCACATGAGACGTGGGTCTGCTTGCTTCATCCATTCTTCGTCCGACATAGATAACGGGTTAAAGTCATCAGCGGATGTTTTAGGTGAAATAGCAGGTTTGGTTGGCCCTGCGGCCTTGCGATTAGCCCGGCGAGTCTCATCATCTGCAGCCTTCTTGATAGCGTCTGGTTTACCAGTGGTAGTCTGAGCAGTGCTTGGAGCAGTAGCGCCAAGATGCTTGAAAACACCCCTCTCTTCCATTTTATCGCCCATCATCCGGTATGCTTCGATGTCGGAGACACTTGCGTCTATACGCCCAAACATTCGTTCCCTTTCTACCTCAGTGCTCACAAGATCATAAATTCCACTAGCTATGTGGTCATTAATCACGCGTAAGAGATTAGGTTGATCCGCGACGATTTGTTTGCTTGGTTCATCCCAGGTAGAGCTAACTACTTGCAGCGTTTTACTGTAAGTTGGAGTGGTACGAAGTTCTTCGATTACCGCTTCAAGTTCCAGTTCGCTATCACTAGTGCTCCGGTTGGGGGCTTGATATTCAGGTGCTTTATCGTCCTCATCAAAAGCCAGATCCATTGGGTCAAGTTTGCTCTCTTTTAAGAGCTTCCTGATAGCCGCAGGGTTTTGCTGGTCAAGGTCGATTAGGTAACTTAATTTTTCTTCATCCATCAGCCCGTTTTTTTCGAGCATCTTCAAAACTTTTAGTCCCGGTTTCATAGCGGACATTTTTAAATTGTAATTAGCACCCATCTTCATTAGCTTGAGTGCGTCATCAACGTTATCAACTTTCATGTCCTTACCGTTTGCACGGAAAGGGGCGAGCAGTTTTTTTAGTTCGGCGTCAGCGTTGATAGCTGCTTTTTCTTCTGCGCTCTCTTCTACAGGATTGCCTGAGTCAGGATCTAACTCTGCTTCGGAGTCTACATCTGGAGTCTCTTCCGTAGCATTGATGTCATCGTCACCTTTGTCATCCTCTGCGTTGTCAACAGAGTCGTCTTCTTCCGTCAAGCTATCTGTCTCAGGACTTTCAGTCGGTGCGATAGATTTTCCAAGTACCCGCTCTTCGTCTGATAGCAAAGCATAATCTTCATCTGACATATCAAGGATGCTTAACGCATCCTCAACTTGTACATCTTCCGTATCTTCCATATCTTGCTCGAGGGCGGCTTCAGACATTACATACCCCTCTCTTCTTCAATCGCGTACATCTCAGCCCGTGCATCAGCAACAGCGCCTTCAGCTTGATCGCCCATCATGTGAACCATAGACAGGTATTGATCCAGCTCGCCAATAGCATCAATTGATTTGAGAATGGCTGTTTGCTTTTCTACGTTTTGCATAGGAGGCGCAGCTTTCAAAGTCACTAGACGTACTGCTTGGTTTTGCAGGTATCCGGTATGAATTACTAGTTTGAAGTCGTCATTGTTCTGTAAACGCTTTAACGCATCTGAGTGCGCGATACAGTCTAATGCTTCAGCCATACCGACTGAAATTTCTTCCATTGCTTCATCAATCATTTAAGTGTGTCCTATCAGTGCTCGTTAGATAACAGGGTGTACACGGCGAACTGTAAGCACACTAAATAAATTTTTCACAACTATTTTCCACTTAGGTATTGTCTGAGCTGGGAAACTGATTCATTTTCCCTGGCGAAGTTTTGTTTAACCCGTTCTAGTTCCATGTTGCCACGGGCTTGTTCTCCCTGAAGTTCTTTATCACGTTCCTGCTTGACACCGGATTCCTGCTCAATAAAGTCCAGGTTCTGCTTGTCAGTCTGGCTACTTAGCTGCCCTACCTTTGCCTGCTCAGTATCTGTCTTAGCATCCTTGAGAACAGCATCACTCTGGTTCTCCATAGCGCGTGACTGGATCTCCATGATCTCCGCTTTAAGCTTTTCAACCTCTAGCTGCTGGATTTCCTGTGCAATAGGATCGGGTTCGGGTGCGTACTTTTCAATTTCTTTTGCAAGCTCTGGCATTTTTCGCAAACGGGCAATGTCTCTCAGGATGATTTTCAATAAGCCAATATCAAAGCTGCCACCAAGGGTCTGCATCATGAAGGAGAGTTCTTGCGCTTTTGTGTTGTCTTCTTCGATCGTACTAATATCCATTCGGATATCGAAGTTACCGCCAAGGTCTTCGCGGCGTATTGCAACAAAGCTGTCATTGGTAATACGTACAATTTCTTCATCTTCAAGGAACTCTGCGTTCATTGAGATTATCTTGCGGCCCACCTCAATCATGCCATCGGCAAGTCTTCGCAATAGCCCGGTCTCTCGCTTGCCTGCTGCATCGATAGCGCCAGTGATGCCTGTCGCTACTTGGCCTAACGCGCCCGAGTTGATACCCGATGAAAAAGCTTTAACACCTGACATAGATTCCGCATCAATATTCTGTTGCTGCAGTAACCATTGTGCTGAATTAGGAATCTCGGGTGACGCGTGCATATAAAATGCCATGCGTGGATCAACATTGCCGTTGTATTCATAATCACGGCCTGACATAAACTTGCGACGGTTAACTGCATCAAGCGCGTCTTTACGAACGCCCATTTGGCCATTAGCCGAGCGACCCATGATATCTAACATACCTCGAGTGACTGCGCCGATAACCTTCTGGTTATCAACTAGCAGTTCACCATCTGGTTCGCCATAGAGTGAATTTTTAACAGGCAGTGCTGCGACAAATACATAGGGGAGTTTCTTGTCAGGAAACGGCGTGGCAGACATACGGATAAGTACATCGCCTACCCAGGCTGCTATGAAAGGGACGGTGACGCCTTTGCCTGTCATATCGT